ACCCTCGACCCCGGCATTATGAGGGACGGTGCTAGGGGCACAACTATAAAGAGACATAGCGCACACTGCGCCACGGTGCGCCAGCGCGCGCCACGTAAAAACACGGTCGATAGTGCCGTGCATAGTGCCAAGATCCTGCCGCTCGCGCTCGGCGGCGCCCTGACGTGGGGTGGGCGGTGAGTCTCGTCGTCCTCAGCGCCGAGCGCGGCACCCGAGACCGCCGCGCCTACTGGCGCGCGTACTACCTCGCCAACCGAGAGCGGAAGATCGAACAAGCGAAGGCGTCGTACCGGCGTCGGGCGGCAGTGAAGAAGGCCAAGCCACGGAAGGCCGGTGCCCCGCGGTTTTACGCGACGAGGGGACTGTGACGCCCCGGTGCGCGCGAGTGCGCCAGGGAAAGCGGTGCGACTACGCGCTCATCAACGGCGCGTGCCCGATCTGCGACGGCCGTCAGGTCTCGGAGCGATTGCCGATGGTCGCGCCCTTACCAGAGCCCCGCGCAACCGACGTGTGGCCGATCACGCGCCGACGGAAGCGCCGGAGGTCCGCGTGACTTCGTGCTCGATCTGCACGCGGCCGCTCATCCGCGGTTTCTGTCCCGACTGCGAGCCTGACGCGTTCGTGCGCACGATGTTCGCGATGGAGGTGAGTCCACAGCAGTTCATCACAGTGGCCCATTACGGCGCATGGATGCGGGGTACGCCGCTCGTGGTGGAAGGCGCGCGGCCGCGCATTAACGGTCGCTGGAAGGCTGTTGTGTTCCGACAGTACGGCTATCGCTGTGTCCACTGCTCGAGCACAACGCTGCTCACATTCGGCCACCTGATCCCTTGGTCCGTTGGCGGCAACGATCAGCCGTGTAACGGGGTGCCGGAGTGTCAGCCCTGTAACACACGCCAGTGGCCGCCGCTTGCGGCGTACCTCGCTCGACAGGTGGCCGCATGAGCGGATCGCTCTTGGTGTGCCTGCACTGCGGTATCGTCACGAGCCACGCCTCGGTGACGCATTGGGTGATGCACGCATTACGCGGCCAACCGACCCGTTGGATCTGTCAAGAGTGCGGCGGTAACGGCATTTGGTTCAAGGATCTGCCCGCGCTCGAAAAGTTCTGTGAATCGTTTGCGGAAAGCCCGAAGCGACGACGTGCGAAAGAACGCGCGCGAATGTCGAAAAGGCTTCGCACACGCATTCTCGAACGTGACGGATTCCGCTGCCGTCGATGTGGAAACGGCCCGCGCGATGCGCGACTCGTGATCGACCACATCGTACCGATTGCGAAGGGGGGCCTAACGATCGACACGAATCTCCAGACACTCTGCGAACCCTGCAACATCGGGAAGGCTGATAACTTGCCGCACGCTCACGACATCCGGGGGCTAGTTCAGTGAGCGCGCTCGAGCAATGGCGCTCCGAAGTATGGCGCGGTGAGCGTCGCCCAGATCGCCCGCTCGACGTGCTTTGGGACGCAGCGTGTCGCGAGCTCAACGACGACGAATTTGACCTCGAGTACGGCGCGCCGATGCGCGCTCGTCTCGCGTTCCTCAGAGATCGCGGCAAGACATACCGCACCCCGCGCCCCGCGAAATGGGAACGTGACCTTGCGATGATGACCGAGTTCGATGACGGCGATTAGGGTGATGTCGATCGAGCGCAAACGTCAAACACCGACGACGGACCTCGGTAACGCCGAGCGTCTGATCGCCGCGCACGGTCGCGACCTGCACTACGTCACGACGTGGAAGTCGTGGCTCGTGTGGAACGGCAAATACTGGCACCGTGACGATACGTGCGAGCTCGAGCGGCGCGCGAAAAAGACCGTGCGCGGTATCTGGCGCGAGGCAAAACAGGAGCGGAAGCGCGATCGCAAAAAGGATCTCGCGCGCCACGCAATTCAGTCGGAGTCGAACGGTAGTATCCGGGCGATGATCGAGCGGGCTCGTGCCGAGCCAGGCGTTGCCATTCGGTATCAGGAATTCGATCAGCATCCGTTTCTGCTCAACATCAGAAACGGCACGCTGGATCTAAGTACGGGCACGCTTGGCCCGCATGATCGTGACCATCTGCTGACGAAGTACGCCGATGTCGAATACGTCGCAGACGCCGAGTGTCCGCTGTGGCGCACGTTCCTTGAGCGGATCTTTGACGGCAACGCAGAGATCATCAGCTATCTGCAACGTGCGGTCGGCTACAGCCTAACGGGCGATACCCGCGAGCAATGCCTGCACTTGATGCACGGTACCGGCAGCAACGGCAAAAGCACGTTCCTCGAAGTCCTGCAAGCGCTGATGGGCGACTACGGCGTACAAGCGGACTTCGCGACGTTCGTGGAGAAGAAAGGCGACGGCCCGCGGAATGACGTGGCGCGTCTCGCTGGCGCCCGAATGGTCCGTTCGTCGGAAGTGGGCGAGGGCAAGCGTCTCAATGAATCCCTTGTCAAGTCCCTAACGGGTCAAGATACGATCGCGGCCCGTTTCCTCTATTCGGAAGCCTTCGAGTTTCGCCCGACGTTCAAGCTCTGGCTCGCCGCGAATCATAAGCCGGTCATTCGTGGCACCGATCACGCGATCTGGCGCCGCGTGCGGCTGATTCCGTTTACGGTCACGATCAGTGAACAGGAGAAGGACGAAACGCTGAAAGACCGCCTGCTCACCGAGCTCCCCGGCATTCTCCGATGGGCTGTCGAGGGATGTGAACAGTGGCTCGAGCGTGGTCTACAGCCGCCCGAAGCCGTCACAGTGGCGACCGCCGCATACAAAAACGAGTCGGATATTATCGGCAATTTCCTGGAAGAATGCTGCGAAATTGGCGCTGGTTTGGAGGTGCCTGCGACCGACTTGTACACCGCGTACAAGCGCTGGGCGCACGACAACGGCGAGTTCGAGCTGTCGCAAACAGCGTTCGGCAGACGTATCGAAGAGCGCGGGTTCGATGTCCGCAAGAACGGCGTTAAGTACCGCAAGGGCTTACGGTTGGTGCCTAACGTGACGGCGCACGGCGAACGCATTCACCGCTACGAGCGGGCCGATGACTAGTCAAATCGGCAGCACGCCGCGCCACGGACAGTGGACAGTTAAGTGTCCGTTTCGGGAACTTTTCTCTAGATCATACTCGCGCGTGTTACTTCCCGTAAAACTGTCCAAACTGTCCAAACTGTCCGTAATGCTCGACCGCCCCACCCGCCGCCGCCCCGCGCGGGGAGTCGAAGGTGAGGCGCGATGACTAACGTGCTGGTGGCGGACTGCCTGATCGCGATGGCGATGCTCGGCGCCGAGTCGGTGGACGCGATTGTCACCGATCCGCCCTACGGGCTGCGCTTCATGGGCAAGGCGTGGGACCACGGCGTGCCGGGCGTGCCGTTCTGGTCGGCGGCGTTGCGGCTGTTGAAGCCGGGCGCCCGCCTGCTCGCGTTCGGCGGCACGCGAACCTATCACCGATTGGCGTGCGCGATAGAGGACGCCGGGTTTGAGATCGAGGACTCGTTATGCTGGCTCTACGGGTCCGGGTTCCCGAAGCATGAGAGCAAGCTGAAACCCGCGTTTGAGCCGGTCGTGATGGCGCGGCGGCCGAGTAAGAAAGCGACGCTGTTGAACATCGACGCGTGTCGGTTGAGTGGCGAAGGATTGCACGAGGTGACGCAAGGCGCGCAGGATCGCGTTTACGGCAACGGAAACGGACTACGCTCGGAACCATCGCGTTACCTGCCGCCCTCCGGCCGCTGGCCCGCGAACGTGTTGCTAGACGAGGATGCGGCTGCAGCGCTGGACGCACAGAGCGGCACGCTGACCAGCAACAGCGGCGAACCGTTCACGCGCAACACCGACAAGTTCCGCGCGACGTACAGCGCGTTCGCCGGTCGCGATGCCGAGGCGGGCTATTATGGCGACTCAGGCGGCGCTAGCCGGTTCTACTACACGGCGAAGGCGTCACGGTCAGAGCGCGAGGAAGGGCTAGGCGGCGCCGCCCGTCGGCCGGGCGGCGCCCATCGACACGGCCAAGGCAGCATTGGCAGCAAGGACGGGCGCGACCGGCAAGTGGCGAACCATCACCCGACCGTGAAACCCGTCGCCCTCATGCGCTGGCTTGTGCGGCTCGTGACACCGCCGAACGGGCTGGTGCTCGACCCGTTCTGTGGCAGCGGAACGACCGGAATCGCGTGCCACTACGAGGACCGCCGATTTATCGGGATCGAAGTGAGCGAAGAATACGCGGCGATCGCCCGCGCTCGGATCGCGCACCATTCCGCACAGCGAGGGCTCTTTGATGTGGCCTAACGCCGTGACCCCTGCGCCGAACGCGGAGCGAGAGAGAGGCAGACGAAGAGCTCGCGGCGTATGAGGCGCTCGAGGAGCGCCTTGGCATGCGGGAGGACCGATGAGGCTACTCACCCGGCCCCCGGCCCCGCGGGGCGGTCGCCGGAAGGGCGACACGGTGAGGGGCGATGACTGAGCCGACCCCGTTGCGCGCCCCGTTCCCGTGGTTCGGCGGCAAAAGCCGCGTTGCTCACCTCGTGTGGGAACGCTTTGGCGATACGCCGAACTACGTGGAGCCGTTCGCCGGTTCGTTGGCTGTGCTCCTCGCTCGCCCCCACGAGCCGCGCACGGAAACCGTCAACGACCGCGACGGCTTCCTCGCCAACTTCTGGCGCGCGGTGCAGCACGCGCCGGAGCAAACGGCGCGCTTCGCGGATTGGCCCGTGAACGAGGCGGACCTCCACGCGCGGCACCGATGGCTACTCGCGCAGCGATCGGGTCTCTACGAGGCCATTCTGAGCGATCCCGATTGGTTCGACGCGAAGATCGCCGGCTGGTGGGTGTGGGGACTGTGCGCGTGGATCGGGAGTGGGTGGTGCACTGGAGGTGCGGCAACTCAGTTGCCGCACCTGAGTAGTGCCGGTATGGGGTTACACAGGAAAATCCCGCACCTCGGGACTGCTGGCTGCGGTGAACACCGCAGCCAGCACATGCCGCACCGGAAGCTCCCCGCGCTCGGAGACGCGGGGCGGGGCGATTTACGCCCCGCCCCATCGCAGCAGATTCCGCATCTCGGGAACGCGGGACGCGGTGGACACCGCGTCCCCACGGAACAGTTACCGGCGTTAGGTGACGGTGGGCGCGGCGTTCCTGTGAACGCCGCGCCGCTGGTCGAGCTGTTCCAAACGCTGTCGGCGCGGCTCCGGCGTGTTCGCGTTGCGTGCGGCGACTGGACGCGCGTCATGGGCGAATCGGTGACGGTGAAGCACGGCCTCACGGGCGTGTTCCTCGATCCGCCGTACTCTGACGGCGAGCACGCCATCGAATACGCGGGCGGCGGCGACGTGGCTGCCGACGTGCGCGAGTGGGCCGTCGCGAACGGCGACAACCCACTGATGCGGATCGCGCTGTGCGGCTACGAGGGCGAGCACGCGATGCCCGATGAGTGGGAGTGCGTGCCGTGGAAGTCCAAAGGCGGGTACGGTTCGCAGGGCGATGGGCGCGGGCGCGAGAACGCCGAGCGCGAACGCATTTGGTTTTCCCCGCACTGCCTGAAACCGGAGCGCGTGCAGCGCTCCCTCTTCGATGACCTCCATGTCGCCTAACGCCGCCCCGTCGCCGACCGCCGGGGGGCGGGCGCGGGGGTGGCCGACGGCCACGGGGAGGGGCGATGAGTGCGACGATGGAGGCGATCGGCGGCCCGTGGGATGGCGAACTCGTGACGTTCGCGAACCACTCGCCGGACGGCCGTGTCGACGTCCCAGCGCCGCAAGACGACCCGTTTGAGCGTCCGCGCGTCACCGGCTGCTACCGCCCTGACTTCCGGCGATGGCAGTGCTTCTGGTATCCGCTGTCGACCGAAGGTGTCGCATGACCCCCGCGCCCCGGCTCCCCCGCGCGCCACGCAGAAAGGAGAACTGAATGCGAATCGTGATTGATGTACGGCTGCGGCTCAACGACTCCGGCGAGAACGAGCGTCGCGTCGAAGTTGAGTTAGACGGCACGACGGGCGGCGCACCGGAGGCGGTGCTGATCGCGGAGAAGCTGTTGCGCGCCATCACCACGAATAGCGATGCGCCCCATGTCGCGTGACCGGACCACCACCACGCGCCGCTCGCGGGCGCGTGAGGCCCAAGCTTCTGGTCTCGACGGTTTGGGCGTGCGGGAGAATGCCGATTCCGGCGCCGTAAAGGCCCCTAGAACCGACGATCCCCCCGTCCAACGCGGAATCACCCTCACGTTCATCCTGCCCCTGCCGCCGAACCAGAACCGGGAGCAAGGGCATTGGGCGGCGCGTCACCGCCGCAAGATGGCGTACTTCAGCGAGTGCGATCAGTTGCAGGTGACGCGGAAGATTCCAGCGCCACCCGCCGCGCCGATGGCTCGCGTGTCCGTTCGTGCGCTCATGGTGATGCCTGCCGCAATGGACCCGGACAACGCGAAGTATCGGGCGAGCAAGTGGCCAATGGATTACCTGAAATCGCGCGGCTACATCGCCAACGACACGGCGAAGGTTGTGACGTGGGAAGGCGACCCCGAACAAGTCATCACGCGGAAGAATCCATCGTGGCTGCGTCTCACAATCACGCCCGCGGAGGCGGCATGAGAGCGGTCCTGACAAACGTGCTGTTGTTCCTGTTCGTGCTGTCGGTGATCGCTGGCTGGATCGCCTTTCTGGTGTTCGTGAGGCGTCGCCAACGCGCAGTCAGTGATTATCTGCTCCGCCACACGCCACCGGCGCCCCACGCGCGGGGCGGCGCGACGGAGGCGCGGGCGGTGCGAAGCACCGGAGGGAGGGCGGAATGAGTGACCACAGGTGTCCCGGCTGCGGCGCGTTATGCGACTGCACGGGCGAGGAATGCACGCACGCCTACAGCTACCCCGACGAGTGCAACCGCGGCATGGAAGGGCGCGCGTCAGGATTCGGCAGACTCGATCGGGAGTGCGCGGCCGCGCTCACCGACCGCCGCCCGTGTTTCCTCTTGGACGGCGCGTCCGCGACCGACGTGGCCAACGATTGCCTCGGCTGCTTCCGGGACTGCGACCCGCGCGGCGACGGCGACCACGAATGCGACGCGCCATTGCACACGCGTCCCACGGGCGCGACGGAGGCGCTGGGGGATGAGTGACGACGTGGGGTGCGGCATCGCCGCGGGGTGCGGCATCGCCGCCATCGCAGCTGTGAGTGAGCAAGCGATGCCGGATGTACTTGAGCGTATCGCGTTTGAGTGTGAGGAGACCGCGCGATTCTATGAGCAGCACCGAGAGTTTCCGCGTGCGAACTTCGCGCGGCGCAGCAGTGAGGACCTGAAACGCTTTATTGCCGAACTCCGTTCGGCCACGCCCCGATGAGCGCGGGCGGGCGCGGCGCGTATGAGTGACGAAGTGGGGTGCGGCCTTCGCGCTCTGCGCGGTACTTGTCGCGACGTGCGCGAAGCGCGACGAGTACCGCGCGAACGGCCAGTACGAAGAACGCTGCCGCGCGCGCGGCGGCTACTGGCTGGACGATTCCATCCGGGTGGACTCTGTGCTGACCCGATGCATCGCCGCGCCGACGCCGATCATCCTCACGCAACCGGAGAAGCCGCGATGAGGCCAACACTCGATGATCTTCGCCACCGCGCCGGGCTCCCCACGGCCCCACCGCCCCGGAACACGACGGAGCCCTGCCGGACGTGCGCGGACTACGGGCCGGGTGAGGTCGAGTACACGGATGGGCGGCTGTTCGGATTGTGCTGTATCCCACGCTCGCGCGCGTTGCTCTACCAGATGCTTCGTTCTGTCGGTGTTCCACCCACCGCCATCATGCCATGCTGGCGAGGTGCCAAGTGAGTGACGCGAACGACGTCCTGCGCCGATTGGATGCGGAACTCTCCGCAGGCGCCGAAGTCACCATCGTGAAGCAGGGGGAGAACGTGATAGTGACCGTGACCGGCGGCACGCAACTCGTCGGGGGCTGCATGGCAGCCGGCGACACCGCCCACGACGCGCTCGTGGTGGCGTTCGATATGGACTGCGAGGACGACGATGAGTGACCTAACGATGCCAGCGGACGCGGCCGAGGTGCGCGAGATGGCGGACGCACTCGAACGCGCGTGTCGGCATCGGCTCGCGCCACTGCTCGTCGCAGACATCCCCGCGACGCTTGCCCGCGCCGAGCGTTTGCGCGCCCTCGCCGAGCGGATGGCGGAGTGGGAACAAGTGCGACCAGACGAGGGGATCAGCGACGTGCCGGATGCGGTAGACGCGCTCCGGATGGCACTCGACTTCGCTGAGAATCACGGCTACGGCTCGACACGCGGCCTCATCGATGACCTTGAGCGCGCCGTGAAGAAACGCACCCGCGCCACGATGCTCGCAGCGCTGCGTCCGTCTACCACCTAACGCTCATGCCCCTCTCCTCCAAGTTCGCCCTGCTCCGCTGCCACGCGGCGATGATCCCCGTGGAGGCCCACCGGGCGGCGGCGCTCCGGCTCGTCGGGGAGATCGAGCGGGAGGTCGAGCGGCGGTTGCGACCCGTGAGCACGAGGCTGGCGCAGGCGGAGCTCGACCGGGAAGCGGCGGACCTCCAGCGGATCGCGGAGTCGTTAGGGCACGGGCGCGAAGCACCCCACGGGAGGAACTGAGATGACCGAAGGGGCTACTCCCATGAACCCCATCCAGCGCCTCAAATCCTGGTGGCACACCGACGAACGGGTCGAGAGCCCGGACGCCATCGTACCCGCGCCTGACGATGACGCCGATCCGCCTGACGAATGCCCTATGGGCGGCGACCACGACGTCGTGGAGGTCAGGGCATCCACGGCAAGAGGGGTGCTGTCGCGCTACTGCCGGCGATGCCGGGAGGATCTGTGAGGGAGCACAAGAGAAACACGCCGCACCCCGCGATTCTCCTGTACCGCCGCGAGCGCCGGAGACGCGAGAAGCGCAGGGCGCTCGAGTGGGAGCAGTTGCGCAGCGAGCTCGAAGCGGCGTTTGCCGCGCAATCACTCGCGCTCCAGAACCCCCGCACCCACCGCCGCCGGTCGATGCCCAACCTGCGGTTCGGGAAGAACGCGCCGAGGGCGTTAGGCGCATGAACGACGTACGCCCGCCGATCACCCCATACACCCCACCGCGCCGACTCACCCCGGCGCAATACCGCGTCGTGGCCGTGATGTACCGCGATGACCTGTTGGAGTATGCGGACATCGCCGCGGCGACCGGGATTGGCGCACGCACCGTCAAGCACTACATCGAGCAGATCGCGCAACTGCTCCCCGGCGACGGCAACCCCTTGCTCCGCGTAGCACTCTACGCCGAGCGCCTCATCGAGAGCTGGCCCATCGAGAAATCTGCATAACGTGTCTTTAGAGACGTTGCGGTAGAGCGCGCTCGCTCCCGATGTTACCCCCATGTTGCCAGAGTTAGGTTCGCTTGCGCGCCTGACGCGTGAGCATCCGGAGTACTGGAACCATCGTCCCCGCGACCACAATGGCGCGGGGCTTTTTGTGTTTGGACCCCAAGAGGCCCGACCGTGGTGGTTCCTCGAGGTGCGGACGGGCGAGGCCAACGCCGCACCGGCCCACGAGACCCGCCAAGCCGCGTACCAGCGCATGGACGAGGAAAAGAACCGCCGCCTCCGCCGCATGTCGCTCGGGGTGAGTGGCGTGTTCACGGGCCGTAACCGGCGCAGGGCCGCTTAGGCATGCAGTTCCCGTTCGAGTGGCTGACGAGAAAGAACAAACTGAACGCACTGTACCAAATCGCACTCCAGACCCAGGAGCTCACCGTGGCACTTCAGGACCAGATCCAACAGCTCACCGCAGAAGTCGCGACGCTCCGTGGCGCGGTCACGACGCTCCAGGCTGCCGTGGACGCCGAACAGGAGCAGGTGGCCGCCGCGCTCGGCCTCCTCACGGCCGACAACCCGGACATCGCCGCCGCGATTGCTGGACTCCAGGACGCCCAGGCCGCGCTCGGCGCAGCGACAGCCGACGTGGCCTCCACGATCCCGGACGCGCCCTCCGCCTAACACCCAGTGCCCCAACGGCCACCGAGGGCGTGCGTGCGGTGTGGCAGGCCAAGCACGGACGGACGCTGCGCCCTGCACCCACGTACCGACCCGCGGCCTAACGCGGCACGTAGGGGATATGGGGCGCAGTGGCGCGATGTAAGAGCGAAGGTGATAGCTCGTGATCCCATCTGCACCTCGTGCTTGGTGAACCCGAGCACGGACGTGGACCATCGCGTGCCGCGCTCGCGCGGTGGCTCCGATGATCCCTCGAACCTCCGCGCGCTCTGCCACTCCTGTCACTCGAGGAAGACGGCGAGTGAGGATGGCGGGTTCGGGAACATACGGAGTGCCTAACAACATGTGGCGTGTAGCGTTAGGCGCTGCTATATTAGGTGCATGCCTGAGCGTCCCGACGCACGCCACGCACGCTATCAGCGCGGGCTCGCGATTACGTGCATCTGTCGGCATTGCGGAAAGGAGTTCCATCCCAAGGCCAAGGACCGCACGCAATACTGCTCGCGCCAATGCGCGTTCGCAGCAATGCGAGTTCCAGGCAACGCTGTTGTCCGGTCTATCGTTGCCGGACTCCGCGAGCGCTCACGTAAGCACAGGCAGCGCACCGCAGATCAACGAGCGCTCCAGCGGTTCCGCGATGCGCGATACTGTCGACGGTGCGGTGTCGTCTTTACGGCCGGAGGTCGCGTATTCTGCTCGGACGTGTGCGAGCGCGAGTATCTGCGCCCTGTGTCCAGGAGAGCGAAGGCAGCCCACTGCCGCCAATGCCGTGCGCCACTCGCTCATGCGTGTGGGAGAGGTCGCCCCAAGCAGTTCTGCAACCGCGTGTGCGCTCGTCACTGGTGGCAGGACCATCCCCGCTCAGGATGGAAGGAAGCGCGGAGGGATCACGAACGCCGTCGCAGGGCTGCCAAGCTCGGACTACCTAACGAGCGATTCAAATCAGTCGAGATATTTGAGCGCGACGCGTGGCGCTGCCGCCTATGCGGTGAGCCCGTCGACCGTAAGGCGAAGGCGCCTGATCCGATGTCGCCGTCTCTGGACCACATCGTCCCTCTCGCACGCGGCGGGCACCACACACGGGCGAACACGCAATGCGCGCACTTCGCATGTAACGCGAGGAAGGGCGCAGCCTAACGCGGTGTGTCACGATGACACGACCGTCCGGATTCGGGAATCGGGCGGGCTGTGTCCACTTTTTGATAATCGCTTTTCTTCCTTGCTTGCCCCCCAAAAGACCGTGCGCCGGTCAGATTTGCACGGCCGCGAAATGGGAATCGGCCACTTCGTTTCCGCGCATGGCCGGTAGACCTCGGAAGCCGACAGCGCTCAAGATCCTGAGCGGGAACCCTGGGAAGCGTCCGCTGCCAGAGGAGCGCGAAGTCGAGCACGGGGCGGCTCAGAAGCCGGCGTGGCTCGCCACAAACCCGGACCCGATGCCGGCGATGGTGTGGGATGAGCTGGCGCCTGGCCGGATCGCCATCGGGCTGCTCACTGCTGTTACCGCCGAGGAGTTCGCGGTGCTCTGTGTGTACGTGGCGGAATTTCGCAGGAAGGGTGTCGCGATGGACGGCTCGGCGCGCAAGGATCTTCGCGCGCACCTCGGAGCATTTGGCTTCAACCCGTCAGCACTCGCGAAGCTAGGCATAGCGACGCCGAAGCCGGGACAAGAGAAGAAAAACCCGTTTGCCGGGATAGCGTGAGCGAGAAGGATTTCGTTCGCATGGCCCGCGAATACGCGCGGGATGTAGTAGGCGGCAGCATACCAGCCGCGAGACCTGTGCGACTGGCTTGCCAGAAGCACCTCGACGGGCTCAAGGCGCAGCGATCGAAAGCATATCCGTATAGGCTCGACGAGGCGAAGGCGACGAAGGTCTGCCGGTTCATTGAGTTGCTGCCCCATGTGAAGGGCAAGTGGGCGCGCGAGCGGCAGAAGATTGTGCTTCAGCCGTGGCAGGCGTTCATCGTTGTCAACGTGTTCGGATGGGTGCGGAAGCGGGATAACCTGCGCCGCTATCGCCGCGTGTATATCGAGGTGCCGCGCAAGAACGCCAAGAGCACACTGACCGCGGGCGTCGCCAATTACATGCTCGTCGCGGACGATGAGCATGGCGCTGAGGTCTACAGCGGCGCGACGACGGAGAAACAGGCGTGGGAAGTGTTCGGGCCAGCGCGTTTGATGGTGGACAAGACGCCGGAGCTTCAAGAGCACTACGGCGTCACGGTGGGCGCCAAGAACCTGCACGTCGTTGGGACGGCATCGAAGTTCGAGCCGATCATCGGTAAGCCGGGCGATGGCGCATCGCCGTCGTTCGCGGTGACGGACGAGTACCACGAGCATCCGACGTCTGAGCAGTTCGACACGATGCTGACCGGCATGGGCGCCCGCGAACAACCGATCGCGTGGGCAATCACGACGTCGGGCTCGGACACGGCGGGACCGTGCTACGCACTTCGGCAGGAGTCGCTCGACGTGCTTGAGGGGAAGATCAGCGCCGATGACCTGTTCGGCATGATCTACACGCTCGACCTCGAGCGGGTCGAGAACGGCCAGAAGATTCCAGGCGACGACTGGACGTCCGTCGAGGCGCTGAGGAAAGCGAACCCGAACATCGGCGTAAGCGTCAGCGAGGAGTTCCTGCGGACGGCGCAGCTCCGGGCGATCGACATCCCGCGCGAGCAGGCGACGTTCAAGACGAAGCACCTCGACCTGTGGGTGACCGCGGCGTCGCCGTATTTCAACGCGGAGTCGTGGGCGCGCTCGGCCGACCCGTCGCTCACACGCGAGTCGTTTATCGGGCGGACGTGCTACAAGGCGCTCGACCTCGCGTCATCGCAGGACATCGCCTGCGACATCACACTCTTTCCCGACGAGCGTGATGGCGTCGAGCACTACGTGGTATTCGGGCGGTTTTACATCCCGGCGAACGAAGCTGAGAAACCGGAGCGCAAGCACTACGCCGGTTGGGTGGAGTCGGGCCATCTGATTGCGACGCCTGACGACATCACTGATTACGACTACATCGAAGCGGACATCAAGGCCGACGCTGAGCTCTATCACATCCAGCAGATCGCGTTCGACCAGTGGGACGCGTCGCAGGTCGTGACCCATTTGCAGAATCACCTGGGCGCCGACCGGCTGATCCAGATCCCAATGACCACGCAGCATTTGTCGCCGCCGATGAAACAATTGGCCGGGCTGATCGATGCCGGCCGCATCCACCACAACGGCGACCCGGTGCTGGCGTGGATGATCGGGAACGTGACGGCGCAGACGGATCGGAACGACAACGTATTCCCGCGGAAGGAGCGCGCGGACCGGAAGATCGACGGAGCGGTCGGGCTTATCATGGCGTTAGGCCGTGCAATGGCCGCCCCAGTGGAACAGGAAACCGGGTGGCTGGCGTAATGGGCGGATTCCTGGGGTTTCTCAAGAGTTTGAACCCGTTCTCCACGAAAGCTCTCACGATTCAGAACATTCAGGACAACTTTTACCCGGTCCAGAACGCACCCACGTTAGGCTCGAACCTCACCGGCCTCACCTCCAACGTCGTGATGGCCCCGGTGATGTGGATCATGCGGACGTTCACCGAGGCGGTCGCCCGTGTCGAGCGCCGCGTCGACCCGCGGCTTTGGGAGTGGGTGACGGATCACCCGGCCGAGGTGCTGATCGACCGACCCAACCCGTGGTACGACGGCGACGCGCTGTGGAAGGCGACGTGCGTCTCGTACGTGCTTGACGGGAACGCCTACTGGTGGAAGATCCGCAACGCGTTCGGCGAAGTCGTGCAACTGTGGTACCTCCCGCACTGGCTCGTGACGCCGGTGTGGTCGCCGGGCGGGGCGTCGTTCATTGACTCGTACCAGTTCGCCACAGGAATCGGTCAGCCGACCACCATCGCGCCGCGCGACATCGTGCATTTTCGCTTCGGGCTGGACCCGGAGAACACCCGGAAGGGCCTCTCGACGCTCAAGTGCCTGCTGCGGGACGTGATGACGGACGACCGCGCGTCGCAGTTCTCGGAAGTGATTCTCCGTAACATGGGCGTGCCCGGTCTGGTCGTCTCACCGAAGGGCGAGGGGAAGCCTTCGGACGACGCCGTGAAGCAGATGCGTGATTACTTCAAGCACGCGTTTTCCGGCGAGCAGCGCGGCGACCCGCTCGTGACGAAGATCCCGACCGAAGTGACGCAGTTCGGGTTCGACCCCAACAAACTGATGCTCGGCAACCTCCGCGACATCTCCGAGGAGCGCGTGTGCGCGGCGATCGGGATTCCGGCTGCGGTCGTGGGATTCGGGAGCGGACTCCAGAGCACCAAAGTGGGGGCCACCATGCGCGAGCTCCGGCGGCTGGCGTGGGTGCAGTGCCTGACGCCGATGCAAACGTCGATGGGCAAGCAGGCCACGGCCCAGCTCCTTCCCGATTTCGTCGCACAGACCCGCCGGTTCCGCATCCGCTTCGATACCTCGGAAGTGTCGATGTTCCCCGAGGACGAGGCGGCGAAAGAGGACCGCATCCTCAAGCGCGTCGCGGCCGGCGTCATGCGCGTGGACCGCGCTCAGGCGGCGTTAGGCATGGAGGTCGACCAGACGCAGCAGGTCTACCTCCGGCCGACGACGACCGCCGCGGTGGACGACCAGGGCAACATCATCCCGTCGCCTCGCGAAACCGTGACTGCGGCGGCAACGACCACGGACGGGGCCACCGATACGGCCACGAAAACGCTGGCCGCTCTCTCACCAGACTCCACAGATGACATCCCCGACGCTATCGCCGAACGCCTCAACGGGAACGGCACGCATGGGTAAGGTGCCGACGATCGCGGTGCCGATCTTCAAAGACCCGACGATCATCGACGCGATCGAGCGGCACTTGGCGCCCTACAGCGGCAAGGCGCTCGAGCGCCGCCAGCAGGCGATCGTGGCGAAGTGGCGCTCCGCGCCGATCGGCACCAGCGAGCAACTGATCGCGGGCTACATCCTCGCGAGCGACGCCGCCGACCCGAAGGGGGTGCGGGATGACTGACATCGGCACGAAACTGATCTCGGACTTCGAGATCAAAGATGCTGACCGCGGTGAGGTAACGGCTGTCGTCTCGGTGTTCAACGTCGTCGATCGTGATGGCGATGTGATTTTGCCGGGCGCGATCAAGGACGGGACTGTCGTGAAGATTTCCGCCTACGGCCACGATGTTGTGACAGAGGGCAAGCCTCCGGTTGGTCGTGGCGTGCTCCGGGTCGACGACCAGCGCGCGGTCCTCCACGCGAAGTATTTCATGTCCACGGAACGCGGCCGCGATGCATTCGCCACCGTGAAAGAGTTGGGCGCAGACAACGAATGGTCGATCGGCTGGCCTAACTCGACTCTCAAGACCGCGAAGATGACCGACGAGTGGCGCGGGATGGGGGCGAAGAGACTCGTCAAGAGTCTGGATGTGCTTGAATCTTCTCCGGTGTTCCTCGGCTCCAACCAGTTCACGCGAACGGTCGGGACGAAAGAAGCAGGCGAGCAAGAGGAGGAATCGCCCGAGGAGGTCGCGCGGAGGGTCGCAGAGGCACAGGAGCGTGCGGCTGCCGCTGACGCACAGCGTAAGCAGGAGATCGTGGCCGCCGTCGAGAAAACGCTTGCCGATATGAAGGCGGCCGAGGAGGCGGAGGCCGAGCGGAAGCGGCAAGAGGAAGCGGCCGCCCAGGAACGCGCCGCGATCGCCACCAAGGCCGCCGAGGAGAAAGCGGCGGCCGAGGAGCGCGCGAAGTTCAATGCCCGCGCGACCAAGGAGTTCGAGCGGTTCCACCGCAACATGCGCTTGTACGGAGTCTAGCGTTGGAGCTCCGCTGTCATTCGTGCTCCAAGTACCTCTGTGAGTCCACGACCCCGGTGCAGTTGGCCGGGATCTTCAAAGCCTCGCTGATGGGCCGCGTGGCACGCGCGCACATCGACGAGATCCGCAAACGCTGCAAGTCGTGCGGGTGGGTGAACGTGTTCACGCCCGCGGCGATCGACATCAAGCAAGCCGGTTAGTTGTCTAACGGGGCGCCTAACGCGCCTCGACAATCGAGCGGGCCATTCGACGGCCATTCCCTTTCCCTTAAGGAGTGGTGCCGTCATGGCCGACCCCACCGTCGTACTCGAGAAGCAGCAGGAACTGAAGGCGAAGCAGGACGTCCTCGGCGAAGTGTTCAAGCTCGCCGGGAAGAACAACGACTTTTCGAGCAAGAGCGTGCTCGAGAAGCTCGGCGCGGTGAACGAGAAGGACGCGCTCGAGAAGTTCGCCGCGCTCAACGCCGAAACCGAGGCGCTCGGCGTCGCGCTCAAGAACGCGAACATCGAGCTGATGCGCGAGCAGTACGAGGCGCGCCAGCAGGAACTGGAGAACCCGGCGCCCACCGGCCTCCGCCACCCCACGGTCGACCTCAAGTCGCGGTCGTTCGGCGACATCGTGATCGCCTCGCCGGAGTTCCAGGCGAAGTCGGCGATGAAGTGGAAGGGCTCGCAGGGCGTTGACGTGTTCGTGGACATCGGGCTGAAAACCCTGTTCGAGACGGGCGCCGGCTTCGCGCCGGAGTCGCGGCGCACCGGCCTCATGGTCGAAGGCGTCACGCGCCCGCTCCAGCTCACGGACCTCATCCCCACCCGGCCGATCAACCAGAACACCGACAAGTACATGGCCGAGACCACGCGGACGCATAACGCGGCCGAGAAGGGGGAAGGCGTCGCGTACGCCGAGTCGGTGTTCGTCTGGACGGAGCAGACCTCGCCCGTGCAGAAGATCACGGACTCGCTCCCCGTGACCGACGAGCAGCTCGAGGACGCGCCGGAAGTCGCGTCCGTCCTCAACTCGCGTCTCATCTTCGGCCTCCGCCAGCGGCTGGAGACGCAGGTACTGGTAGGCGACGGTTCGTCGCCCAACCTCCGCGGCTTCCTCGATTCCGGCTTCGGCATCCAGACGCAGGCCAAGGGCACGGACGATACGTTCTCCGCGATCTTCAAGGGGATGACGCTCGTGCGGTACACCGGCCGCGCGGTGCCGGGCGGGATCATCATGCACCCGAACGACTACCAGGACATCCGCCTCACCAAGACCGCGACGGGCGAGTTCATCATGGGGCCGCCGATGGCGCCCGGCGCGACGACGCTGTTCGGGATTCCCGTGGTGATCTGCGACGGGATCACGGAGAACACGGCGCTCGTCGGTGACTTCGCCAACTTCTGCTACATCGGCGAGCGCCGCGGCGTCGACGTGCAGGTCGGCTACTCCGGCACCCAGTTCGCCGAGGGCAAGAAGCTGATCCGCGCAGACCTCCGCGCGTGCTTCACCGTCCCGCGCGTCACGGCGTTCTGCTCCGTCACGGGCATCTGACCGATGCCACTCGCTGACGCGAACGTCCTGACGGTCACGATCGCGAACGGCGCCAGCCTGTCCGGCGCCGCGCACATCGGCGCCGGCACGCTCGTCGGGATTCAGCTGCCGACGATCACCTCGGCTGCGCTGACGTTCCAGGGGTCCGTGGACGGCACGACGTACGTCGAAGTGGTGGACGCCTCGAACACCGCCGTCAGTTTCGGCGCCACCACGGGCGCGCTCTACATCAAGGCCCCGGCCGATCTGGCCGGGGTCCCCTACATCAAAGTCCGCAGCGGGACGTCGGGCTCGCCGGTCAACCAGGGCGGCGCGCGCACGATTTCGCTCGTCGTGAAATAGGAGATCCCCACATGGGCATCATTGAAGGCACCACCCTCCTGAAAACGTGGACGGGCGACTACTCGTTCGCGGTCGACGGTGGTGCGGTAGGTACCATCACCCTGCGGTCGAACGACGGGCCGATCCCGAACGGGTCGGTCGTGGTCGGCGGTGTGCTCGACGTCACCACGGCAGCAACCTCCAGCGGGTCCGCAACGATCGCGCTCCAGGTCAACGCGGCGAACGACATCGTGAACGCCGCGGCGTTCGACGGCGCACCGTGGTCGTCTACGGGAGTCAAGGACATCATCCCCGACAACACGGGATCGACGGCGGTCAAGTGCACCGCCCAGCGGTCGCCGAAGATCGTGATCGGCACCGCCGCGCTCACGGCCGGCGTGTTCCGGCTCATCCTGACGTACAAGTGAGGCGTTAGGCTGTGGCCACGCTTGTGAGCCTCACCGAGTTCGATGCGTGGCTCGGTGGGGCCGTCACGGCGGAGAACACGCTCCGCCAGGACATCCTCGACCGCGTACAGGCGCGGCTCGAGCGGGAGTGTGGGCGGTCGGGGATTCCCTTTGTTGACGCGCAGTCTGCACGCACGGAAGTGCGGGACGGGACCGGGAGTTGTGAGCTGTACCTGGATTACCCGGTCAGTGTGCTCACCTCGATCACGTTAGGCTTCGACCACACCAATCCGGTCGAAACGCTGGTGGTCGGCGATCTGATCTACGCCGCCGGCTCGCGCCGCATCGTGCGGGTGGACGGCGGGCGCTTCGGGTGCTTCGGGGCGCCGCGGTGGGTCAAGGTGACGTACGATACCGCCGCCGATCTCCCCAAAGACGCGGCTGACGCTGTGTATCAGATGGCGGCCACGGAGTACCGGCGCCGCGGCTCCGAAGAAGTGCGGTCGGAGACGATGGGGCCGTACTCGGTGACGTACGGCGATGCGGGCGCGAGCACCGCCACGGACGCGTGGGCGGCGGCGGTCGCGGCGTATATGCGGGTGATCTAGGTGTCGATCGCCGGCAGGAACGCCACGTTCGGTTCCACGGTGGCAGTGTATCGACCCACCACCGGCGATGACTCCGTGACTTGGGCCGCCGTGTCCGGGCTCTCCGCCCTCAAGCTGGACCTGATGCCCGTCACTGATCGGATACGCCGGGACGTGTTCGGAGAGTCGGCGAACATCGAAACGACGGCGCTCGATCACACGCAATCGATCCTCAAGGGTGACGGGATCGTGGTGACCGCAGGCACGCACTCGGGCGAACGCTTCCGCGTCGAGTCGGCGCTCCGGTTCCACACGTTCACGCAGTTGGGGTTGATAGCGACGACGGAGGCGATCGGGTGATGCGGACACGCGATGAAATCGTTACGGAGATGAATCGGTTGCGCGAACGCGCGCTCGCTCAGGTTGTTCCAGGCGATGAACAGTCGAATGAACTCCACGCATGGATCGCGCTCGCGTGGGTTCTCGGCGCCGATGTACAGCAAGAGGAACTGCGGGCGTTGATTGATCGTGTTCGTGAAGTGGAACCGACTGCTACTATTCTCGCCTAACGTGCCCCGCACCATCAACGCGCTCTCGCGCGGCGAACTGCAACGTGGGCTCCGGGAAGCGACGAAGGACGCGCAGCGCCTCACGCGGGAGATCAGTGGGGCGGACTCGGAGCCGGTGAAGCAGGCCGCCGGGGTACTGCTGAAAGAGGTGCGGCGGCTGCTCTCGACTCCTGGCGGCGGGAAGCCAGCGCCTCCGGGTTCCCCGCCCCACAAACAGACCGGCGCGCTCCGCCGCTCGTGGAAGCAGGCCGTGGTCCAGGGCGTGAGGCGCGTCGGCTCAGGCAACTTCCGCGCGTTCCTCGCGGAGTTCGGGACCGAGCACGAGGCGCCGCGACCGTACGCGCGGGACGCGCTGGAGAACGTGCAGGGGCAGATGGCGGACGTGATCGTGCAGGAATCACAGCGAGAAATCCTGAAGGTGCCCTAGTGGCCACCTCCTACTCGACCTCCGTCCGCACGGCCATCCAGGCGATCGGGAACGCTGACGCGACGCTCCGCACGCTCACGGGCAAGACGTCGAACATCATCCTGTCGTGGAACAGTGCGGTGGCCGCGAGTAAGCCCGTGATCGCGCTGATGGTGAGCGCGAACAATAGGATCGGTGGGGATGGCGATAGACGATCGGTCCAGGTGCTCCTTGCCGCCTTTGCGGAAGGGAACGGCGCGCACGCCAAGGTCGAGGCGATGACGCAACGCGTCCGCGAGATCCTGACGCCGGCCGCGTTCCAGGCGCAGGGGGTCGACGCCGCCGTGATCGACGCCACCGACCGCGACGTCAACGACGACACGCTGACCTCCCCCACGCTGACCGAGCGCTCGGACCTCGACCTCATCATCGTCGGGAGCGCGCCGCAGTAGCATGAGACGACAACAACCTAACGATTCCTCAACGGGCCAGCCTTTCGGTTGGCCCGTTTCACATCCGGGCTGGCCCGGACTCGTTCACCACCACTAGGAGCCCTCCATGCCACGCCTGAACTCCGGGTCAGAGCTCTACAAGTACCTCAACAACGTCTACAAGTTCGTCATCCCGGCGACGACGCACGGCGACACGACCACATCGGGCGCGATCGCGGCGGCCGTCGACACGGTCGACATCACCGCCACGACCAACTTCTCGGACGGCGATTACGTCGTCATCGACGGCGACGGCGGGATGGAGGTGACGAAGATCAGCGGGTCGCCGGCCACCAACGACTGCCCGCTCGACCGCCCGCTCCTGCTCGCGCAGTCGTCCGGCGCGCGGTTCGTCGAGGTGTCGCGGATCGACATCGGCCACGTCGCCGAGGGCGGGATGCAGTTCGGTGGGTCGCTGACGCTCACGCCGATCAAGGCCGCCACGTCGCGCACCGCCATCGCGTTCTTCGCCGACGCGGCCGAACTCACATGGTCGATCCCGCTGCTCGGCTTCAACAACCTCAACCTCCAGTCCATCTTCGGCGCGACTGAGGGCGAGTCCGGCACCGGCACCGCGTCCGACCCGTACGCCGTGGCGATCGGCACCGACACGGTGGGCACGCAGGGGATCCTGTGCCTGCGCGCGGTCGGCGTGACGCAGGGCGGGCAGGTCGTGGAACAGGACTTCCTCGACTGCACGGTGGAGGTCAACACCAACGTCACGATCGGGGCGGCGCAGCCGGACGGCATGACGTACACCGGCAAGTGCTCGACGATCATCCAGCGCATCTGGACGCCGTAAGCGCGTGAGCGACGACACGCCCGGCCTCGATCCGTCCGCGATCGAGGCCGACTTGCGGCGCGGGTGTGAGCAGTACCGCGAGACGCTGCTGGCCGGGCGGCTCGCGACCGAGGACGAAATCGCCGCCTGCTATCCGGGCGGCGAGGAGAACAACGAGCTCAAACAGCCGCTCAAGGCGTGGTCCCGCGCGTACGGGCTGCTGCTTGGGCTCACGCGGCTCAAGGTCGCGATGCGGCAGCAGGGCCGCGACGGCGACAGGGCCGCGAAGCGCGCGGCCGTGCTCGAAGCGATCGCGGAGACGCCGGAAGTCGTGGAGCTCATCGCGCGGGACGACGACGGCCATCCCCGCACGCTGACCGTGTACCAGAAGGGCGACGTGGCGCTCCGCAAGGCGCAGGGGATCAACCTGCAACTGGCGTCCTACGTCGACGACTACCGCGTGCTCGTCGCGCACGGCACGCAGGACGACACCGAGTTGCTGGTGCGCGTGCTGGATGAAGTGTCGTACCTCCAGCGCGTCCTCGCCTGGATCGCGTGTGAAGGGGGCGCGGCGCTGCCGTTCGGGGAGGGGGAAGTGCGGCCGGTGCTCCCTGAGCGATACGCCACCCTCCACCCGCTGGACCTCTATTCCCTTTCCCAAGCCTTTCAACGGGTGAACGTCGCGGGGTTTGCCGCCCTGGAGTCGTCGATGCGCCCGCAGACGCGCCCGGACTGGTCGGTGTTCTGGTCGGGG